CTTCTATGAAGGACTAGATGATTACAAACACTTTGGTCGTGGATGGTCACGGCGTAATAAAGAAACATTAGAACAAGCTCTCAACATGATTGAAGAGTAAACAAAAGAAAAGCCGTAGGTATCCACTCAAGGAAACCTACGGCTTTTTTGATTCTATACTTGTGGTGTGAACCTATTAATTCCCTCTCAGGTAGGTTACCCTATGGAAAGCTCTAACCCCTGTCACACCACGCTTAATTTCCCTCTCAGAGGCTATTTAACACCTACTGCATCCATAGTAATTGCTAGACCTTCGAATAGAGTTTTTACATCTTGATTTAGCTTAGATATGATCCACACTAAGTAGACAGATAGAGCTAGATTACCTAACAGTATCCCTTCGTTTATTGTCATTTATGTTTCTCCGCTAATGCTTCATTCATACGTTTAAGATACCATTGTGCTTTGTTCATATCCTCAACAGGGTTAGCTTTATATCTGTACCTATGTTGGTATTTAATCATGTTACCATGACAGTAAGCTATAAACCCATCAAGACCTAACACTTGTCTAATGTAGTCAATACATTCTATACCTTCTTGGTTGTAGTGAGCAGGTTTGTTAACTGGGTCGAAGCCCATTTCTTGTTGTTGTTTCTGATCTAAATTCCACTTAGCCATTTTTAATTAAGTATTCCCTTAGTTCTGTATAGCCCCCAAGGTGAGTGCCATCTGGTTTAAATATTTGAGGTACTGTAGTATAGCCTGACTTACGCATTAAAGTCAATAACCATTTACTACTTGGAGATTGTACATTGTATGTTGTTACCTGACTACCTGCGACACCCCTTAGTAGTTGTAAAGAGGCATCACAGAAGTTACATTGGTTTCTAGTTATTACTATCCACATTAAACGAGATCTACAATCTCACAGCTATCTCCAGAACATGCTAGTGTCTGGCTACCTGCTGTGTTATCTTCTTGTTCATATTCTGATAGTTTAGTCCAGTCAATAGAAGATGGCATAGAACCTAGTAGCTCTAAGTATGTCTTCTCGTTTACATCTTGGTAAGGTGCTTGCTGATAAGTATGCTCATTGAATGGTAAGAACGACACACCTGACATTTCATCAAAGTGTCTGTATACAAATGCTCCTACTTCGAACCATTCATCTTTCTTAACATTAATAGTCACACTAGGCTTATGCTCACACCAACTACGCTGATAGGCTAACCACATCTCTAGTTGTTCTATAGCAGACATGTCAGCAGTAGTTACTGCATTATCTGGAGCTTTCATAGGGAAGCTAAACACAGTAGTTTGTTCTGGCTTCATTACATCTGGCTCATTAGGTATACCTTGATCTATCATAAACTGTGTTAAGGGGTCTTTGTTGTCTCCGCGTACAGTGCGAATATAATAGGCTGAGTGACGAGCGTGAATCCCACTGCTACTGTTAACCAGTTGGCTGACAGTACCGCTTGGTTTAACACAGCTGATAGCAGTACTGACAGGGATATCAAGGCGTTTAGCCCAAGTAGCATTAGTATCGACAGCGATCTGTTTGAGGTGTTCAAGAGTATTCTCCAATCCTTTGTTTGCAGTTGTCATTATAGGATTGTCCATAATACCAGTCATAGACACACCCAGTAGTCTTTCTTCTTCAGTATTCTTTTGCCATATCTTACGTAAGTATGGGAACTTAGTAAAGGATGATTGTATAGTACCTAGTATTGTAGCTATCCTAACCTTACGCTCTAAGTCTTCTACTGTATCTGTAGAACGTACTACACACTCCGTTAAGTTACAGAATTGGTTCTGGCGTAAAATTATCTCACTGCAAGGATTCGTCCCGAACTCAAAGTTAGGATCACGTCTACCATTCTTAGCCGCTTGCTTCTTAGATGCTTCACGATTAAAGATACCACGTTCACCACTCCCACTTTCCACTAGAGCCATCCACTCACGCATGAAAGATAAACTGTCAGGCTTCTCAGTATACGACACAGAGTTGTTAGCTAAAGCACGTTGTGGATCGTTGTCCCACCATGAACCTGACTTAGCATGTCTCATACGATCATCAGATAAGTTACTTAGAGAGATCATAGCAGATCTACGTACACCACCTACAACTACTACTTCACCAATCTTACACATGATGTCGTGACACTCAAGAGATGATAGTCTACGTCCCTTAGCTTCTGTGAATACACGTACAACAAAGTTAAATAAGTCAATTAGAGGTGCTGGACCTGATGCTCTACCACCAAAGGTCTTTAGCTTTGCACCTGCTGGTCTAACTCTAGATACATCCCACTTTGGTATTTCACCACTGTATAGTAATGCTACGAGTTGTCTTAGAGACTTAGCCCAACCTTCTTTACTGTCCTTTACAATGATAGTAGTTTCACTGTTAAACATATTGTCAGGTACTTCTGGTAGCTTCTGTATAGATTGTCTTTCGACAGAGAACCCTACACCTGTACCACACAACAGAATAAACATAGCTTCATCAAATGCTTTTATGTCGTCTACAGCTAAGTAAGAGCAATTATAACCTGCTGTATTGTCACGAGCTAAAGCTGGACCAGCAGTCATGAGGGCGCGCATACTAGGGCAAACTTCTAAGTTTAGTATAGCTTCTTCTATCTCTGCTATCTGCTTAGGGTGATCTCCTAAAGCTGGCTTAACTAAGTTGTCCATATACCTAGTTACTGTCTCTCCCCAAGACTCTCTCCTACCTTCTGCTTCTAACCAACGAGCATAACGTGACTTGTGTATAAATGATTGGTAGTCTGTTGGTAAGTAGTTGTCGCTCATCTTTTGCCACCTCTTTCATTCTTGTCTTCTTTAAACCATATCATACGATCTATGTCGCCACGAGTAAGACCTATATCTTTTAGTTCTCTGTCAGTTAACCTATTCAAATGCTTAACAGCATCCCTATGTAGTTGCCACGTAATCATATAGTTAATAAACCTATACCACCATCTACCAAACGCTCTTAATATTTTCATCTGTTATCTCCTGATCCTTTTATCTTATCTCTGTTCTTACGACTAGTTAGCTTCTCTATGTTTATGTCAGCTATCTCGTCTAAGTTATAACCTATGTCGTTAGCTAAGTTAGATAAGTACCACAGTACATCACCTAATTCCTTCGCTACCTCATGTCTATTAAACACACCATCTCTTACTTGCTTCTTAACCTTCTCGGCTACTTCACCTGTCTCACCACATAAACCTAAAGCTGGGTATAGAACTTTATGCGTTGCAGGGTATATAGCAAAGCTAACTGCTTTCTGTTGGTATTCTCTAAATCCTATTGTCATACTGTTCTTCCATAAAATTCTGTTGGTTTCATATCTTCTTTATAAGCATCAAACAAGTACCAACAACAGTTGTCCTTGCCTACACCTTTACTACCTTCTATCCACTTAACACGACCTATTGACACAACCTTAGAACAATAAGTCATAAACAAAGCTGACTGCTTAGTGTGCATCCAATCAGCATCAAACAATAACCAAGTAGGACATATACCTAACCAATGGTCTATCAAACTGTGTAATATTTTTCTATCCCAAGGTGGATTAGTTATCATGTAGTCCATTACTCCATAGCCACCAAAATCAAGATTAAGAGCATTAGAAGTAAATATGTCAGCATGTCTTGGCTCAATGTCACTAGCATATATACATTCTCCTGTACCTTGAGTTAGTTTACTTATGTGTCTTATTAAGCGTCCGTCACCAGCACAAGGTTCTACATAATCAAATGCGTAGGGTAAGTGGTATATAAGAGGCTCAACAGCTTCTATGGGCGTAGGATAGTAGTCTCTGGGTATTCTCTCAAAGTTACTACGTTTACCCATACAACTCCTTTAACCTCTTAAGTGATACAAACTCTGGCTCATACATACCATTTTCTATCTCACGTTTGATTACTACACCTTTCCACCAATCAAGATTAGACTGACCTGCCCAACCTTCTTCAGCACCTTTAAAGCAACCTGCTACAAGACCTATAGCTTTAGCTCCATCTTTAAACTTTAGATCTCGTTTGTGACTGTGACCACAAGTAGAGCTTGTATATCTGTGACCTAACAGCGTATTAGCGTGGTGTAATCCAGATACAGCAGAACCGAAGTTACCTGCTTGGAAGAAGTGTGCATACGACACACCATCATATTCAGCTATAGATGGTCCTGAGTTTCTGTATTCGTGGTAGTCGTCGAACCAGTGGTCTGTTTGAAGATGCCCGAAGGATATCCCGTACTTGTCTCCCTCAAGTCTGGGGTCGCTCTTGAGTGCTTTCTTGATCCTGTTTTCATGGTTGCCTTCGAACCCAATCCATCTTGGTCTTTTGTACTTGCGTTGACTAGGCTTTTGTCTGAGCCTATCCATAGATTCATTGTAATGTTCGATATCTTGTTCATAGCTCTGACTGACAATAGCTTCAGGACTCCTAGTATCAAAACTATTGAGAGAACGCATATCAGCACCGTCACCGAGGTCAACGATATAATTGGGGTTAACGTCATATATTAATTCTCCTAGCCAATCAAATCTTTCATTACTTGTAGTCGGGTCACTATGAGCGCAACTAAATACAACTGCTGTTTTAGACATATTCATTTCCTTCGTCGGGTATGTTTATAACTATAGGATCTATAGTAGATAAAAAGTAAGATTGAAACTTATAGGCGGCATCAAAGTTAATAAAAGGTATATCGTCTTCAAACATCTCCTTAGCTTCTACATCTTCTACACTGCATGTTAACCACCAATTACCTTCAGGACATTGAAATGGTCCATTTATTACTCTATGTACATTGTACGTTACTTTATCCATTCGTCGGGTATCCTTTTATCTGCATATAGAAAGTTATTCTTCTCGCACCACATAGCATATGTAGTCTTAGATCCTTTACGAATCTTATTTCTACTATTACTAAATACAAACCTTATGTCAAGGTCAGGGTTCTGCTCTCTAACTTTAAGATGCTTTTTTCTATCGTCTGGAACAAAGCGTCCTTTACTTTCAATTATTACACCATTAGGTAATATGAAGTCAGGGGTGTAGGTCTTACTTTCGATTAACTGCCATTTTATCTTGACAGTCTCGTAGCCAAAATCTACACCCCTCTCTTTGAGGTCTTCTGATATGACATCCTCAAGCCCAGAACGATAACCATTCTTTATAGCTTGTTGTCGGATCTTACTTTTGGTGGTTGCCATATTTCTGCCTCTTCTCTTCTAAGCCATAACAGCCTAGCGTTTTCTAATACTCTATCCTCATTTCCATCGTAGGCCTTAACTACACAGTCCCAGAGATCTTCTTCTGTTTCTGCATCTTCTAGTATTTTCTTAGCCTTGACAGGACCAACACGAAACAGACCTACTATATTGTCTGCTCTATCTCCTGTTAGTATCTGAGTATAGAAGAACTTAATTCCCCCGAAGGGGGTTACTTCTAGATAGTCACCTCTAACGATGTTAAAATGCCAACAGGGTATCTGTAGCATGTCTTTGTCTATAGAGGCTACACAAGCCTTGTAATTTAGTTTGGCGGCTTCCATTGCGATAAGATCATCAGCTTCTTCTCCTTGGCTTACAGTAGCTTTATACTTGCTTTCCATGTAGTCTCTGGCGTGTTGCAAGTGTCTAGGTTTCTCAACGTGCTTTCTATTTCCCTTGTAGGGGTGTGATTTAGCTATATCATATCTGAAGTTACCTTTTCCAGTTAAGTACACTTCATAATCTAAACCTAACTCTGGGAA